GAGATGTCCATTCTGTAACGGCGAGGTGGCAATGAACACTGAATGGAAAGCGAATGGCAAGTGTGTGACAAAAGTGGAATGTTTCTGTGGAGCCAGTATGGAACTGATTGGCTATGTGCCATTCCGGAAAGAACTGGCAGAGAAATGGAATAAGCGAGTCGGAGGATAGTTGCTTATGAGAGCAAAGCAGAATAAGCCGTGTAAACGCAGGAAATGCCCATATTTCACTCTTCAGGCTGTAAGGCATTGTGAATACTGCGAATGGAACAAATCGGCTACATGGAGCACAACGAAGTACAAACCAAAGGAGATACAGAAATGAAAGTATATATAAGCGGTGCAATCACCGGATGCAAAGGTTACTATGAAACATTCCATAAGGCAGAGAAGAGATTGAGAGAAATGGGTTATGTTCCTATCAATCCTGCGGCCGTTAATGGAGAACTCCCGGCAGAAACCAAGTACGAGGAGTATATGGAGATGTCAATGTGTATGCTTAAAATGGCAGAAGCAATCTATATGCTTCAGGGATGGGAAGGTAGCATTGGTGCCAACAGAGAATATGGATATGCAATGGGAACCGGTATGAAGATCATGTACGAATCCGAGGAGGCGAAGAAAAATGAATGATTTGATGAAAGCACTGAAGTGTATCGGCAGTCAACAGGAAACCGGCGACTGCTACATGGATAACTACAATTTCAAGCATCAAGAAGGCATCCTGAACGGCACTGAAAAAGGTATGCGATGTGGTGAACATAAAGATGCAATTCAGTGTCCGTATCATCAGGATAAATACGGAGTGTGCTTCGAAGATGGCGATTTATGTCAGTGGATGGATGAAGTAGTTGCTGCACTGGAAGAATTGGAGAAGTACAGAGCACTTGGCGATTATGAAACGGTTGCAAAGAAAGTAGAGCAGTCTGAACCGAAGCAGGGTATCTACCGTGAGGTAAAGCACGAAGGTCACACTTGGAGAAGAAAAGAAAACGGTGAAATCGATGAATTCGCATGGGATTATGAATACCATAACGGTCCGGTATGCGAAGTATGTGGCGAAACACCTTGCATCCATTGTAACCCTGATTGGAAAGAAGATACCGATTGTGTAGAGAGTATTTATGAGTGTCCTGCTTGTGGAGAAAGAACTGCCGGTAGAGTTTCTCTTTGCAAGTGTGGGCAGAGATTGAAATGGGGTGATTAGATGAGCAGATATGGATGTATCAAAGAATTTTTCTTAGAGAAGTACGATGAAGAAGGTTTCCGTATCGAAAATAAGTATCTCACAGTTCCGGTCGGTAGTGTGTGGGAACTGGACGAAGATGATCCTGCCTACAACATCATTGCTGATAAGGATTGTGTCCACCTTGAGCGTGTATATAAGTCCCAAAAGGCAAAGAGCCGACAGTGGATTGAGATAACAAAGGAACGATTGGCAGAGTGTTTTGAGAAGATTTCGTAAGGAGAGCAGTATGGCAGATATAAAGAATAAGAACGAACTGAAACGCAGAATCGACTTGTTTTTGGATGATGAGATTGATTACTCCATAAACGAAGAATTTTGCAAAGAAACGATGCGGATGATGAAAGAGTTCATCGGTCATGCAAGTCACCGCTTGGATTGTGCTGACAATAAAGTTAAAAGCATACAGTCCAAATTGAAGAAATGCCAAAAGACCTTGGACAATGTAAATGAGGTTGTCGCTGATTTGGAAAGAAGAAGGAAAGAATACGAAGTTGCTTCGGAAAATGAATCTTTAGAACTTCCTCAGGAAACGTACTACAAAGGATATATGAGAGGTTACGAACATTCAAAAGAACTCGTGCAAGAAGCAATGGGAATAAAACTGAAAGAATTGGAGGATTAAGATGAGAGCGATTACGAACACGCACACTGGAAGAATTATCACAGACACAGATTTGGGATTGGAATATCTGTATGTTGGTGACTACGGTAAGGAGAATAATATCAAGGCATCATTCCTTGGTTACGACAAGCGAATTGATAAGGTAGAGCATCAGGAAGTGAATATCGAGGAGAAACTGGTAGTAACTGTTTCTTCACAGAAGGGTTGTCCGATGAAATGTAATTTCTGTGACTGCCCTAAGTTAGGTTTCAAAGGAAATGCTACCATACCGGAATTGCTCATGGAGATTATGTCGGGCATTGCTCTGTCAGGTATCAAGCATGGCAAAAGGCTGAATGTTCACTTCGCAAGAATGGGCGAGCCTACATTTAATCCGGATGTCAGAAGAGCAGCCAACCTTGTAGCTGAAGCACTTAGATTTGGTGCAGTTCAGTTTGACGAGTATCATCCGGTCGTATCTACGATGATGCCGAAAAGCAATAAGTACCTGAAAGATTTTCTGTATGAGTGGGTAATAGACGGATATACATTCGGCGGTGAGGATGGATATGGTCTTCAGTTTTCTATCAATACATTGGATGAAGTGCAGAGAAATGAGATGTTCCGCAATATGTCAATGTCTTTAGAAGAAATCGGCAAGATTATCTCCGAATTACCTATGCCGAAGAAGAGAAAGTTCACTCTCAATTTTGCAGTGACTTCCGAAAGCAATTTAGATGTGGACCTGATGAATAAGTATTTTGATAAGGATAGATGTATTGTCAAAATCACACCGATTCATAAGACAGTAGAAGCTGTAAATGAAGGCTATGAAATCGTAACAGATTTCGATGTGTATGAGAAATTTGAGCAGCCGTTGGTTAAAGATGGATGGGATGTAATCGTATTCATTCCGTCAAAGGAAGAGGACGAAGACAGAATTACCTGCGGGAACGCACTCATAGCACTAAGATAAGGAGGAGATGATGAATGAAACAGGTGTTGAAATATCCCGGAGCAAAGAATAGATTAGCACCATGGATATGTCAATGCATACCGGACCACTCAGTATATCTTGAACCTTTTGCAGGGAGCCTATCCGTTTTGTTTAATAAGCCACGGAGTCATATAGAAACAGTAAATGATTTGCACGGCGAGGTGGTAAATTTCTTTAGGGTGTTAAGAGATGATCCTGAACGGCTACGCAAAATGATTGAACTAACACCTTATAGTAGAGAAGAATACGACCTATCCTATCAGGATGCTGAAAACGAACTGGAACGGGCAAGGAGATTCTGTATCAGATGTTGGCAAGGATTCGGTTGTGCGAATTTATATCATAATGGTTTTAAGAGTGGGCAGCAAACAAATAGTCCGAATCCTGCAAAAGCTTGGGCAGAGTTGCCGAATATTATGCTCGAAGCGGCCGAAAGATTAAAAGGAGTGCAAATAGAAAATCTTCCGGCTGATGAAATTATCAAAAGATACGATACAGCAGATGTGTTCATCTATGCAGACCCGCCGTACTTGCACGGCACTCGAAAAAATTATTTATACAAGTACGAAATGACAGATGAGGAGCATTTGCAGTTGTTGGAACTGTTAATGAAACATCCAGGGAAAGTGCTTTTGTCGGGATATGATAATGAGATGTACAATGAACTCTTGGTGGGATGGAAAAAAATATCAAAAGATACGAGAGCGGAATGCGGGTTGAAAAGGACAGAAATTCTATGGATGAATTATGATTTGGCAACTCAAATGACATTAGATATCTAAAAACGGAGGGTATAACGGATATGTCAATAGAAAAAGCAATCGAAATTCTCAGAGCGGAGTATGAAAGAGCGGTAAAACTGGAATGGGTACATAATCCGGTAGCTTATGCTCTGTATCAGACATGGAAGAAAGCAGATAATTACAAATCGAAAAGAGGTTGCAGAGATGAAAGTAAAGAATAGAAATGTCGGAACTCCGATGTTAGCACATTATTGTCCGAACTGCGACAATGAAGTATTTCTCAATGATAGAACGGCTCAGTTTGATCCTGACCGTTGTTGTCCGGTTGGAAAATGTCCTCATTGTGATACCGAGTTAGAGTTTCCGAATACTGCAGCATTGATGGAGTTGTTGGGATTATGATGGAATTTGTATTAGGAATGATAACGATGTATCTGATAGTCGGCATTTTGCTTTGCATTCCTGCGAAACATGGCGGTATAGAATTATTTGATGGTTGGGTAGTAACTATATTATGTATGCCAGAGATAGTGATTTTTGGAATCGTTCGATTCGTATGGGTCAAAGTTATTCATGCAGGGAAGAAACCGATATACAAGCGTGAAAATGGCAAAATAGTAACTCGATGGGTCGAGAAGTAAAATGGAGATGAAAGCATGAATAAAAGAAAAGCGAAGAAGCAGCGAAAAAAGCATGAGATGTTTCTGAACAGTTACGTTTCCTCATACCGAGAGGAAAGAAAACTGACAAGGCAATACCACGAGTATATTGTAGCATATAAAAGACATACCGAAAAGCATTGTAAAGGTTGTCCGCATTTTAGTGATGACAAAGGATGCGACAAGGTGCTGATGTTAGAACAATGTATCAGGAAAGGAAAACGAAGATGAGTAGATTTATTGATGCGAATGAACTGAAGAAAAACATCCGGCATAACCTCTTTGGATTTGGCAAAAAGGACAGTTTTAGTCTTGATCAATGCCGGG